AAAACAAACTATAGGAGCTCCTAATCAAGTGGCAGGTAGTACAGGTAACTTCTTTAGAGGAAAGATTGCATCTCATAGTATAACAACATTGAGAGCACCTCAGAGTACTATAAACAACCCTGCTGATGCGGAATGGGATATGCCTAACGATACTGAAATTCAATTATTCATGTTGGATAACAGAAAGTGGACACTAGATTATAGAATTACTCCTACTACTACTCAAAGAGGACCTGCAGGTTCATATTATAATTTCCCTGGTGGAGAAACTTACTCTTACATTATGGCACAAGGTTGGGAATTTGGAGATGGACCTGATGATGTATTTCCAAACTATAAGAATGCTTCACAAGGTAATGATAATTCATATAGTATTATGCAATTTAAGAATGGTGGAAGTAATAATCAAGTGAATGTATCAATAACAGGATTAAGTTAATATAAATATTTAATATAAGGGGCTGTTTAATATATAGCCCCTGTATTAATTAATAAATAATAATATGAAAAATCAAACATATAGTAGAACTTCTCCTAAGTCTGGTAGAAGAGCTACTTTAGGGGCTAACGGTAAGTACTCTAGAAAAAATGATAAAGGCTTTATGATTAATCAAGGAATTGGTAATTTAGAGGGTCAAGGTAGTTCTAATGTAACTAATACAGAGAACTCAAGGACTTTAGATAAAACAAGTACTGATTACGATATATAAGCTATAATTTTAATAAATATATTTGCAAAAGGCGTAACAAAAACACTGTTGTTGCGTTATTATATAAATATATAATAAACTTTTAAATATGAAAGCAACTGAATTGATTAACAAATTTAAACAAATTCTACTTTCTACTACTGACGAAGTTAAAGAAGATGCAATGGTTGAAGAAACTGTTGAGTTAACTGAAACTAACGAAGAAGTAAAAGACGTTGAGGTTCAAGAAGAAGAAGTTATATCTAACGAAGAAGTGTTAGAAGAAGTTGAAGAAACTGAAGAAGAAGTTACTGAAGAAGTAATAGAAGCTGAAGAAAAAGTTGACGGAAACGTTAATGAAGAAAGAGTTATCGAAAATGAAAGCTCTGACGTTCAATTATCTGATGATGTATCTGAAGAAGTAATAACTGAAACTGAAGAAACTCCAGAATTGTTATCTGAAGAGGTAATTGATGAAACTGTTGAATTAGCTGAAGAAACAACTGAAGAAGCACCTGTAGAGGAAGCTCCTGTTGTAGAAGCTGAAGACAATAAGTATGCATCTATCGAAGAATTAGCTGGCTTAAAGGCTGAGATTAAAGCTCTATCTGAGTTATTAAATAATCTTAACCCTAAGAAAGACGTTCCAAGAGAATTATCTGCTGAAGAAATTGAAAACGAACAAGTTGAAGCTGAAGGAATATCTGTTTCCCCAGAAGCTGACGTAGTAGCACAAACTGCTCCTATTGTAAACAACAAACGTACTGCTGGACCTGTATCTCAAAAAGATATAGTATGGGGTAAGTTATTTGGAAACAACTAAACATTAATATTAATAATAAACAATTAAAAACGCTAAATTATGGCAACTACAACTAGTATTACTACTACTTATGCTGGAGAAAAAGCTGCAAGCTTTATATCTGCTGCATTATTATCTTCTAACACTATCGAAAAAGGTGGAGTAGAAGTTAAACCAAACATTAAATTTAAACAAGTATTAAGAAAACTTGCTACTGGTGATTTAATCGCTGATGGTTCTTGTGACTTCGATGCAACTTCTTCTGTAACTCTTACTGAAAGAACTATCGAGCCTAAAGAATTCCAAGTAAACTTACAATTATGTAAGCAAGATTTTAGAAGTGACTGGGATGCAATCTCTATGGGAATGTCTGCTCACGATAACTTACCAAAGTCTTTCCAAGATTTCTTATTAGCACACGTTGTTGAAAAAGTATCTTCTAAGAATGAACAAATTCTTTGGAATGGTGCTGATTCTAACGCTGGAGAATATGACGGATTATTAGCTCTTATGGGTGCTGATTCTGACGTTGTTGACGTAGCTGGAACTACTATCGATGCATCTAATGTAATCGCTGAGTTAGGTAAAGTTATTGATGCTGTACCAGCAGAATTATATGGTAACTCTGAGTTATCTATATACATTTCTCAATCTACTGCAAGAGCTTACGTAAGAGCTCAAGCTGCTTTAGGTTACAAAGATTTATATCACGTAGGTCAAACTCAACTTGATTTCGAAGGAACTAAGTTAATGGTTTGTAACGGTATGCCAGCTAACAAAATGGTAGCTGCTGAAAAGTCTAACCTTTACTTTGGTACTGGTTTAATGAATGATATGAATGAAATCAAAGTTATTGATATGGCTGATATCGATGGTTCTCAAAATGTAAGAATCGTAATGAGATATACTGCTTCTGTTCAATTTGCTATTGGTTCTGAAATCGTTCTTTATTCTTAATTAGAATAATTGACTTTAATATAATACATAGGGGGTATTAATTTACCCCTTATTTTTAATAATCTTAAATACTTAATAATATGTCTTGTGATATCAACTTAGGGAGAAAAGAAGCTTGTAAAGAAAACGTTGGTGGTCTTAAAGCAGTTTACTTTGTAAACTACGACCCAACTTTATTTTCTGGTGCTAGTTTCACTACTGGAGAAATTTCTGACTTAGAAAGTTCTACTGATGCATTCAAATACGAATTGAAAGCTGACGGTAATACTTATGAAGAAGCTAACGAAAACAGTAGAGATAACGGTACTTCTTTCTTCACTCAAACTGGAACTTTAGTACTTAAAGTTCAAGATTCAGCAACTCAAGCTGAATTAACATTATTAAGTTACGGACGTCCTCACGTAATCATAGAAGATTACAACGGTAAGTTTAGACTTGCTGGAGCTGAGAATGGATGTGAAGTTTCTGTATCTACTACTTCTGGTGGTGCTATGGGTGACTTAAACGGTTATAACTTATCTTTCGAAGGAAAGGAAAGAGGTATGGCTACATTCATTGATTCTGCTGCATTTAGTGCATCAGGATTCGTAGTAACTGAAGGTGCTTAATTGTTCTTATACAATTGATTAAATTAGGGGATTTGCTTCGGCATTTCCCCTTTTTTTATGCTTTGTCGTTAAATATGTAAATCTATATGCATTTAGGCGGAACAAAACAGGCTTTTCTGCGTTATTATATAATAAATAATATGTAACTATGACTATAACAAACACAGACGAAGAACAGTCTATAAACGCTATATTTAGAGATGCTGTATTTTACACATCTACTAACTTGAAATTGTTGGTAACCAATGAGAATACTAACAAGACTATAGAGTATGCAGTGGATTCTGTTCAATATAAAGCTAACTATGCTACTATAAGTTATAATGTAGACTCTGCTGATCAATTTAAAGATGGAGAGGAATATTTAATAAAGATACTAAACGCTTCAAATGAATTATTATTTATAGATAAAATATATGTAACAGAAGTATCATTTGATAGTAGTAAACAAAATATTGCAAATACTGATTATACGTTCACAGAAACTAATGATTCTGATTATGAATATACTGTAATCAATAATTAATAAATAAAAGAGATGAATATAAGAACATTAAATTTAGCTGGTTATGAACAACCAGTTGTAGAAGAAGTAGCTGGAAAGAAATGGATTTCTTACGGTGAAAATAATGATTACTTTGACACCTTAGTTGAAAGGTATATGGGTTCTCCTACAAACAGTAGATGTATTAACGGTATTGTTGATATGATGTATGGTAGAGGAATTGAATGTACTGACTCAGATAAATTACCTGAGCAACACGCTAAGATGAAATTATTATTAAGAAACAGAGAACTTAAAAGAGTTTGTCACGATTATAAAATGTTAGGTCAAGCTGCTGTTCAAGTAATATATAATAGAAGTAAAACTGCTATAGTTAAAGTAGTTCATCACCCAATGGAAACATTGAGAGCTGAGAAGTGTGATTCTAAAGGAACTATTAGAGCTTATTATTATCACCCAAAATGGAGTGAAATGAAAAGAAGTGATAATCCTAAAAGAATACCTACATTTAACAATGGTACTAAAAGAGATAAAGTAGAGTTATATATATTTAAGCCATATAGAAGTGGTTTTTATTATTACTCTCCTGTTGATTATACTGGATGTTTACAGTATGCTAACTTAGAAGAAGAAGTTTCTAATTATCATATTAACAACATTAAGAATGGTTTACAACCAA